ACAAAAAAGAATATTGCTATTTCAATTATAGCAATGGTTCTGTCAATTATAGCAATTATATTAGCGCTTATTGGTTAAAAGAACAAGGTGAAGAAAATGCCAACAATCGAACCAGGAAGAGAACTAATTAAAAAATATCTAAAAGAAAATAGCATAAGCATTTCAAAACTAGCTAGTGCTTACGGCATTCCTAAACAAGATGTAACAGATTATCTTTCAGGGCGCATTAAAGCACCTAAGGCGAATCGATTCATATTAAAGGTAATTAGAGATTTTAACTTATAAAGAGGTGTCTAAAACGGACGAAATTTTAACATCTAAGGAAGTTCAAAAGAAGTATGGTTGGTCATATAAGACTTGGTACAGAAGACGCGAGGAGTGTCTAGTTTCTCCATATAAAGATGCAATTGTAATGGAGAGCCGGAAAAGATGTCATGTTAAGGCTAAGAGATTTGAAGAGTTTCTAGAGTGGAAGTCAAAGCAAATCTATAATGAAAAATTTGGATTAGTTTAGGAGTAAATGATGAGTAAATGGATTAACAGCAAGATAAACGAATTTATGGGTACTGATTTCACAGTACGTGAAACAGAAATACTTACGCTAGGTACTATGTGCACAGCATTAGTAGCAATTGTATTTACAATGTTTACTGCAGTATTTCCGAACATTTAGGAGAATTTTATGAAAGAAAGCATATTTAGAATAATTGGAACTGTAGTTGTTACAACAATCTTTTGTTTAATAAGTAAATTACTACATACATCATTGGATGTTTTTATTTTAACGAGTGTTATTTGGCTGGTGTGCGATAACGCAATAAGGAGCAAACAATGAAACGCATAACTGAATTATTGCAAGGGATTAAACATAGTGATCCTTTGAAAGAAAGTAATGAAGCAAAGTTATTGTGCAGCAATGCGTACTACAAATATAGAGAGGTGGTAGAACCATGGAAGCAAAAACCGGCAAAGAGCTACTAGGAGCAATCCATGATAATGAAAATATGGAACGCATTAATCGTTTAAAAGGTACTGATTCATTAGCGGTATGGTGCGGTGACAATTTGTACATCATTAGTAATTCAGAAATGGAATTTGATTTTCATACACCAGCCGAATTTCTAAAGTATCGGTTGCATTTGCTAGGTGTATCAGATCTTACTCATGAAATGGATACTACCGAGTTTAATTTCTTCGATGAGATTTTAGACGCAATTGACAATGAATGGACGGCTGATTACATCAAAGAAGTCTTAACGGACTGCTACCACATGGAGGATTTAAGCAATGAGTGATGAATTTAAAAAGTGGCAATACGAGGTTAAAGAAGAAATTAAGGTTTGGACGAATCGCCTAGTTGATGAAGCTCTTAAACAAGGCAACGGCAAGAAAGCCGAAAAATGGCTTAAAAGTAAACGCCCAGACTATCCAGACAGCTATAATGGCAAGCCTGAAGAATACTTTACCGTCATTACTAAAGGAATTTATGATGAAGCAATTTATAAAGTACGTGATATAGCAATGGAACAGGAGTTTAGCGATGCCGGCATTTAAATGGGACGAAGATAAAGGTACTAAGTATCGTTGGTTAGTCTATGGTGTGCCAGGTGGGGTAAATGTATAAATTACGATCATATCAAAGCGAATTAATTAATAAAATTGTAATTTCGATGAAACGCAGGCATCGAGTAATTATCGTCCAATCTCCTCCCTAGAACAGGAAAAACAGTAGTTATGGCAGAAATAGCTAGGCGAACTACTGAAAATAATAACCATGTGATGTTTCTTATCCATAGGCGTGAAGTCTTGGATCAAGCAGTTAAAACTTTTAAAAATCAAGCAGTAAATCCTGATTTATTAACCGCAGGCATGGTTCAAACTCTTACGAGAAGAGTTAATAAGTTGCCGGTTCCTGACGTGATTCTAGTAGATGAAGCACACCATGCTTTAGCTAAGTCTTATCAAAATATTTTGAATAAGTTCCCTAAAGCAATAATCTTACTGTTCACTGCTACGCCACACAGAACAGGTCGAATGCAATTAGATCAAATAGCTGATGATATTATTGTTGGTCAATCAATTCATGAGCTTACTGAAAAGGGATTCCTAGCACCGTTTAAGTATTTCCAACCACCTAGTGACTTTGATGAAAAATCCTTAAAGCGAGGAAGTACTGGAGATTATACGGCGGAATCCATGCAAGAAGCTATGTCTACTAAAATCTTTGGTCACATTGTTAAGCAGTATAAAAGAATAGCAAGTGGCAAGCAAGCGGTTGTTTATACATATTCAGTTGACTCGGCTATCAAAATAGCTACTGAATTTAATTCTGCGGGGATTTCAGCAATTGAAGTAGATGGAACGACTTCAAAAGAAAAACGTGATAGAGCGGTGCGTAAGTTTCGAGATCAAGAAATTAAGATACTGGTTAACGTTAATTTGTTCACTGAAGGTGTGGACTTACCAAATGTGGATTGTGTCATTATGGCACGTCCTACAGCGTCACTCGCATTGTACCTGCAGTTTTCGATGAGGTGTTTAAATCCACGTGAAGGCAAGACGGCCATCATCATTGACCACGCTAATAACTTTAAAAAGTTTGGTTATCCTGATGATGACCGAGATTGGAAGCAAGCAATTAAATCTGGAAAACAAAAGAGTAAAACATTGCTTAAATATCCAGGCTTATCAATTGTTACTTGTGATTATTGCTTTGCAGTCGTAAGAGCAGCAGATGTTAAAGATGGTAAATGCCCAATTTGCGGCAAACCTATCAAAGTTCATGAAGCTAAGCCGATTAGTGACGTTGATTTAGTTGAAGCAACGAAGGCTAGAAAAGAACAAATTAAGAAAATTATTCAGGATCAAGTGATGACCAATGTAGTTGATAAGTCAGTTAGTGAACTTAAGTCAATGAGCGAATTAGTAGCTTATGGAAAGTTACACGGTTATAAGCCAGGGTGGGCATATTTTATGGCGAAAAAGAAAGGGATTTTTAAATGAAAATAAAGTTTTTTACTGAGTGTGATTATAATTATCAACTCGAAAGTATGGAAGAAGCTATTAATAATTTTTCGTCTAAACATAAAGTATTAAAAATAGATACAACTTCTAATATTGATGAAGAAATAACTATGGTTATTGTGTATGAGGATGATAACTAAATGATTCAATTACCAAAAGTAGCAACCCTAAAGCCTAAATCACAACCCCATAACTTTTTCATCTGGGGTGAAACAATGTCTGGAAAATCTTATTTTTCAAGTTATTTTCCTAATCCACTAGTTTTGAACACGGATGGAAACAGTGAACAAGGACAAGCCCCAAGCATTCAAATCCGAAATATTAGGGATGCAAATGGAAAGTTAAAGCAATCAGCGATTAAACAACTTGATGACATCATTACAGCCTTACAGGTTGAAAATCCTAAGAGACCTTCTGACCAGCAATTCAAGACAATTGTTGTTGATGTTATTGATGATATTTGCGTAATGATTGAACAAGCTATCTGTATTGATGCTGGTGTTCAAGCGTTATCTGATATTCCATATGGCAAAGGTTATGCGATGTTTAACACAGCACTTCAGCAATTTGTCATGGATCTTAAAGCACTGCCTATGAATGTAATTTACATTAGTCGTGAAATTAGTACTACTGATGAAAATACCGGTATTACTACTTATAAACAATCTTTAAAAGATAAATACTACAACGTTATTAATGGTAATTGTGATTTAGTCATCAGAACTTCAAAAGTTGGAGCTGGTCAAAATATCACTTACATGCGTGAAGTTAAAGCGGTTAGAACTAAGTACATTCCAGAAAATATCACTAACAAACGTGTTTTAGATCTACTACTTAGTTGTCAAGGCATGTTTAGTGATGAAGTTTTAAAGCAATATAAGGAAAACAAAAAGAAGGAGAGCAAATAATGGGATTATTAGAAGCATTAAATAAGGTTAAAAGTGAAAAATTTGATCCTAAGAAAGATGATATCAACTCAGGATTTCAACCAATTCCAGACGGTACATATACTGTTACTTTAAGTGGAGTTAACCACGGTGTTTGGCCAAAATCGGGAACTGACTATATTAGATTCAGTTTTGACGTAGTTACTGGAGAACAAGCTGGTCGTCAAGAACATATCACACCAACTCAGATCGGAAGAGCACACGTCTGAACTCCAG